AAGACGGTTTTCAAACCGAGCATCATGATTGCCAAGTGTCCACACTAGGTTTACATTGTGTCTGGCTTTCTTGGCAGTTTCCTCAATCTCACCCATTGCAATCTCACAGGCTTTGAGTTCTTGTATTACGCTAGGGGTTGTATCCCACCCAATTCGGGGGTATCTACTGATGGAAGCGCCATCAAATATATCGCCATTGGCAATGACAGCCTTTGGCTGAAACTCTTTGATGGCCCAAAGTAATCCTTTGAATGCGGTGGTGTGTATGCTGGGCCAGAAGTGCGCGTCACTGAAAACGATCACCGTGCCATCCAAGATGCCAAGTTCTTTTCGGGCTGGATTAGGTTTCTTTGAAACATTGAGAAGTGGCTTTTTCGCCTCTAGCGATTGACCATACTTAATCTCCATGTTTCTACGCCTGCGGCTCATATTCCTTGAGGACATACCGGTGGCTTTAGCTATTGCTTCAACAGACTGATGAGTCTTCCAAAGCTCGAGAAAATCTGCATCCGAAATTTTCGTCATAGAAACCTTTGCAGTTGTTTGCGAATTGATCCGATGGATTAAATTATTGTTTTAATTAACTGATGATTAACGCATATTTTTATGACGATTAAATATGAATACTTGACTAAGTTGTATGGTATTTGATAGACTTGCAAATAGTGTATGATTTATTCGTCAACAACAAAGGAGTCCCATGAACCACACACAACACGCATTCACAACAGAGGCACACCGCAAGCTGTCCAAACGCGCAGAGGCTGCGCTGGACTATCTGCTGTGCCTTGTCATTGGCGTAGGCTTGGCCGCACTGCTCGTAGCATGGTGGTCATCATGAATAACCCACCAGCATTTCCATCGGGATATTACGCACCCGAAAACCAAGGCATGACCTTGCGTGACTACTTTGCGGCAAAAGCTATGCAAGGATATGTCTCAGCAAGGGGATGGCATCCTGACTTCACCTACCCAGCCGATTTCAATTTTGATGCTGGAAAGCGTGCCGCAGATGCAGTAGCTGTTGCGTCTTACCAGTATGCAGACGCAATGCTGAAAGCGAGAGAGCAAGAATGAATAACCCACAGGAGAAAACAATGTCACAGACCATGCAAATTGAGATTGACCGCGCAGTAAACCGATTCACGCCACCCATGGAAGTGGGCGGTGGATTCCTCTCACGCGATGACTTTGCCACGCTTGCACGCAAGGCCGTGACCGAGGGCACGCTGATCGGCTGGGCGCACGCGGAGAACATGACCAGAGAGCGTATGCAACGCAAGATCAGCGAGCTTGAGCATGAAGTCACCATACTGCGTGACCGCGTGAAAGATGTCGAGATGGAGTTGCTGGCGGTAGGCAAGTGAAGATCATCATCGTAGTGCTGGCGGTGCTGGCACTCTTTTATTTTGACTCGGAGGGATTTCATGGAGACAGTAATCACATTCGTGCTTGGCGGTTTGATCGGCATTGTCATCACGCTGATAGTGCTTTTTTGCATCGTCAATTTTTTACTAGACAAGACAGAGGACAAGTAAATGCCTAGACCTAAGAGTGAATTGACCACCTCACAAAAGCGCATTGGCGCGGTGGTGACAAAGTGGCAGCATGAGGAGTGGAAGAGACTCGGCGCTTCCAAATGGCTCAAGCAATTGCTGACAGAGAGCTATAAGAAGAGGGTGCAAGAATGACATCAGCATGGGACTACAAAGGCCCATCGATCTGGACACGCGATGAGAAACTTAAACGCTTTAAGCAGGGCGAGGAATATGCCAAGCGCAAGCAGGACAAGGGTGACATCAACGACAAGAATCAGGTCTTCATCTACTCCAAGGCCATGAGCACAAAGAAATGAAATCGGCAAGACTACCGCGAGTAATTGACCTGCTTCAGCGCACCGGCTGCACAGCGCCAGAGCTTGCGGCCAAGGTGTACTGCACCGAGAGGTCAGCGCAGCAAATGATCAACCGTCTGCGGCTTGCTGGCACGGTCCACATTCAGGAGTGGCGCAGATCAGGCAATGTGCTGGTGGCGGTGTACAGGTATGGAATTGGCACTGATGCCGTCAAGCCGCCACCGCTGACACCTGTGGAGAGACTGCGCCGATTCAGAGCGCGTGAGTCATTGGACGATAAGGCTTTCCGCTTGGCAAGGGAAAGAGGTAAGAGACTAAAGCCGAGGCGCGATCCGCTGGTGGCTGCACTGTTTGGGGATAAGTGATGAAGATAACTTTAGATGTTCAACTGATACCTGACTACGGTATCAATATTGATGTGCAGCCAGATGACGGCATCCTCAAATTATCTGCGCCAGAACAAGAGGCAATTGTCAATGAAGCAATCCGCGCTCTTGAGCACTACATAATTATGATCACTGATCCCCAAGAAGACGCTTGAGTCTTGCTATCTCTTTGTCATCCATGAACATGGAGATACCTTTGCCGGCAGTGGACAGCACACCGCGAGTTAATTGGTTTGGGTCTGCATATGTTCTACCAGCGGGGATGTCGCCAGGGAATTGATAATTGACAAACAAATCTTCTAGACTTGCTCTTTTTATATCTGAGCCAGGCTTGTTCATTTGCGTTGGCAAAATTTGGTTGTACAAGGGTTGCATAAATTCGCTGATTGGTGCGCCCCTAGTGTTTCCTAAGAACACGCCAGGAATGTCATATCCATATGCGCCATGAGTACCGCGTGAAATTCCCAATTTTGGTAATGCCTCAAAGATTGAGTCACCCATCAAAAATGGTTGTTTGTACATTACATTTGGATCAAGCATTGCGTTTTGCAGATCGGGATAGTTAAATCCAAGACCTTGCTCTGCGCCAACATTACTCATCTTCTCCACAAATACTTTACGCAAATCTCCTGCGCTACCGACAGGCAAACCTTCTCCAGTCAGTAATTGCAAACGCGATGCTGGATCATTCAATCCGACAAAGTCTTTGTATTTACCAGGCTTACCTTTAATAGTCTTTGCCCTCATCTGATCTGATATTTGATTCAATAATTTGGGACTTGGGTTTGTTGCATCAATCAATGATAAAAGCCCAAGCGTTGGACCAGTTGAGAAGTTCTCGCCACCTGGCGGCATTGTGTGTGGGGCCATAAACACGCGCCCAGTACCGCCCATCTTTAGGTTTTCTTCTATGGCCTGCAAAGCTCGATTATTTTGCGACATAGCCTGTGCTTGACCGGAGGCATATCCAATATTGCGTCTAATATTGTTTTCATCCATCATGTACATCAACCCGCCTGGCGTGACAAACGAATTGTTTCCAAGTGGTATGTCGCTGACATTGGTGACTTCCACATTGCGACTTAATTGATCAGTTGGGTATGTGAAAATGCTGCCGCCACGCATTTGTTCGTAATCAACTTTTCTTCTCGGAACAATGCCAGGCAATTGCCGAGTCTCATATCGAGTACCAACTATCGGATTTGGCTTTGTTTTCGTGACAGGTATATACACATTGCTCTGCGTACCCTGCGCCAAATCACTCAGCAACCCAGCACCAACGCCACCCTTAGCCATCGTGCGCTCAACCATTGGCGCAACTTTGCGTTCAGCGGCCATGCCAGTTCGTTCAGCTTGCGCGGCCAAAGCCTGACGCGGTATTGATGCCAGCATCGCAGCCTCTGGAATTACTGGTGGCAGCTTGCTTGCCTCAAGCAGACCGCCAAGGCTTTGCAGCATCTGTGGCGCAACCTGACCGCGAGGCTGATAGGTGTACTGTTGCATGACACGCTTCGCCTCTTCCTCGGCAATACGGTTAGCCTCTCGCGTACCCAGCTTGCCGCTGGTCGCGCCCTTGTAAACGCCATAGGGCATACCAAGCAAACCGGCCAGCGCACCGCTGCCAAGGGTTGCAGCAGTCTCTCCAGCGCCTGTCAGATAGTCGAGGTAGGTTGCCATTTATTGTCCTGCGAGATTTGATCCAATGATTGAGCCGCCAGTTTGAGCGCCAATGTAGCCACCAGTGCCAGCAGCGCGAGCGCGTGCTTCATTCATCTTGCGAATGGATTCTGACAGATCAAGCAGTTTTTGCTGTTCGCGTGACAACAAGATGCGTCCCATCTGATTACGCACAGCCTCTGGTGTCTGTACGCGGCCAAGCAAACCCTGTGCTGATGACACCATGCCAGGCACATTGCCGGTGGCAACAGCCTGACCAGCCTGCATCACTGGTGCGACATCAAGATCGGCCATGCCAGCGGCACGCGCTGCTGTTTGCGATCCACGGCCAGCAGACTCCAAGCCTTTGAGTCGAGCCTCTTTAGCCACTGCTGATGCAAACTCACGGTAATCGTTACCGAATACAGCCTTGAGTCTTTCTTGCGTTGCTGGCTCTTTCCACATCTTGAGCAATGATGTCTGTCCAGCCTCTGTGCCTGTCTTTTGGCGCAAAGCCTGCAAAGCACCAATGCGAAATGCGTCCATCTCTGATTGGCTCAAGCCACGCAATTCCTGTTTAAAGTTGATGATGTCACCTGTCATTGCCTTGCGGCCAAGTTCAGCGGCATCCATCATCTGAGATGGTCCAGCCCATTTCTCCATTGCTTGAGCATAAGCAGATTTGCCGCCAATCTTTGGCGATCTATCGCTCAACGCTTTGATTAACTCTTGTCTGACATCATCGTAAGCATTGGCCTGCTGACTGCTGCCAGATCGTTTCAGACTCTGTGCAGAATCATAAAGTGATTGCTTCAGCGTATCCAATACATTCATCGGCACTGGCTGACCAGTTTGCAACTTTGACAAATCAATTGTCTGACCAGTTTTTGTGCGGTACAACAATTCAGCAGCACCCTGCAAATTCTCTGAACGCTTGAGCAATTTCATCAATTGATCATCAACTCTCACCACAGCTTGATCAATGGCGTTGTAAAACGGTCTGGATTCAATGCGGCGCAATTCGCTGAAGTTGTCAATGCTTTGCTGAAATTGTGATCCAGCAGTGCCTAGAGCCTCGTCAGCGGCAGAAACAAGTCGGCCAGCGCGTCCAGCTTGACGCTCTCTGATGGCACGCTCTAAGGCTTGTTTTGTCTCGCCTGGCAGCGTTGCAATGGTATCCAACAACTGACGCATATTTGCGCCACCAACATCAGCAATGCGTGCCTCTGTACCGAGTTTGCCCATTCGAGCTTGCGACATAGTTAATGCGCTTGCCAATAGATCGGGTGGTGTGTCGCGCAGCAAAGCCTCGGCAACCTTTTGCTGTGCATAGGTTTCAGCCCTTGCTGGTGAAACTCTGGCGGCAATCTGACGGCCACCAGCGCCAAGCACTGCCATTGCAGGTTGAGTGGTTGGTCCAAGTACACCACTGATGGCGGCACTCTTTGCAACATCAGATGCAATATCTGAAACTGTTTCTCCTTCAGACGCGCCAAGTCCATACAAGCCGCCATAACCTAAACCACTTGCACCAGCCTGCGCCATACGCTGACCCATACCCATGACTTGGCCTTGTGCAGGTGGTTGCGTCAGGTACTGCATCGCCTTTGACAGCATTGGAGATACAGCCTCAATCGCAGGTTTTGCTGCTGTTGACACGGCTTGCGTGACGCGAGATGGCGCACTGACCATCATCGTTGGCAATGATGCCGCTGCTTGTAACCCAATTGAACGAAATGGATTTGCCTTGCTGTAAGACTCAGCAGCACCACGAATCAAATCGCGTTGCTCTTGATAGGCTTGCGTCAGTGGCTTGCCTTCTGTGACGGCCTTAATTGGTGCAGCAACAGCGCCAGCAATCTCATCATAAAAGCCCATTGTCGGGCCTTGCATTGCTGACAAGAATCCTTTTTCTAATTCTGATTTCTTTGCGCCAGCCTCGTAAGCCGCAGATTTGCGCTCAGAGAGAAACTTCAGCACCTCGCTTGGCGTGTAGTTGTTTTCAACAGCCATTTGAATATTTGGCGCAACATCAGGCATCTGAGACAGATATTGCATGATCTCGTCATCTTTGTAGCCCTCTTTGCGAGCCGCATCAATTTGCTGTTTTATACCGTCCATGATTGCGCCTTATCTATTAAAGATGTCTGACAATGGTTTACGCTGTTGAGCACCAGCAGGAGGTTTCCTCACAATTGATGGCAAGGTGGCTGGCGCACCCAAAGCAGTGTCAAGATTCTTGAATCCATATGCACCACCAAAACCCTTGTATTCATCACGCTTTTGGTTATAAGCCTGACCAGCAGCCGCATAAAGCTCTGCCGACAATTGCTTAAAGTCATCGCGTTGTGTAGGTGTCAGTTTTTGTCCAGATGCCCACAGACTGAAATAATTTTGCAGTCGATCTAATCTTCCAGATGCCTGCATAGCGATGGCAAGTTCAGTTTCGCGCACGACAGAGCCAGGATCGAGCAACTTCATCACCTTGGTTGCGCCAGCCACATCACCAATTGGCGTGTTTTGGTCAAGTGCTGTAATTACCTGACCGTATGCGGCCTTCATGTCGTTGAAGTCTTTGTAGATAGGCTCTGATTTGAAATCTTTGCCCAAGTCTCTTTCATTTTTAAAGCCTCTTTCACCGGCAGTGAAGTCAGGCACATTGACAACATTCTTTGGCGCAATCTGCTGACGGTACTGACCAACATCAGTAATTCCAGCTTGGCCTGTACCCTTCAATGATCTGCCTTGAATGTATTCAACAGCGCGAAGATCAGGTGACTGTGGCTCATAAGGCATTGCACCTGAAACAACTCTAGGCTCACCCTTTTTGTTGTATTGAACCATTTGAATTTGGCCGTTAACTACTTGAGGTTGTGGCGCACCAAACTCTTCAGCACCCAAGTCAGCAGGCGCAATGGATGCTGGAATCGGACCTTGCTTTGTCATGTAGTAGTAATTGCCATCAGCACCTTTGAATGCTTGGCCGGTGATCTCTGGTGGCTGAGACAGCTTTAAGAGTTCTGCTCTGCCCTCTTTGGGAGTCATGCGTGCCAATATGCTTCTTTGCATTGGATTTAACGCAGGCATACCGCCAGTTGTTGCAGTGCCGGCTGGCATAGGCATACCAATCATTGCAGCGCGTTGCGGTGTCGGACCGGCTTGTCCACCGCCAACAGACAATGCTTGCTCTGGTGTCATTGGCGCACCAGCCGTTGGCATTTGAGCAAACATATTTGAATATGCTTCCTGATCAGCCACCTGACGCTTGTACTCATCCAACTTCTGCTTGGTCATCAACTGCTCGATAGCATTCTTTTGTGCGCCTTGATAGCCAGCAGTGCCAGCCTCATACGCGCTGCCAAGTGCTTCGCCAAGCCCAATAGGTCTTGTGGTGTAGCCACTGTTCTTCAGCAGCGACATGGCGGCACTCATCAATGCCTGAGACTGCATCTGCTTTTGCTGATCTCTGCTTAGATACTCGTTCAAGCCTGAGTCACCGCCAGCAAACAGCAAACCTAGGTTTGATGCAAATGATGATGGACCTACATTGGCCGCCGGTGTCGGCAGTCTTGTTTTGAAATACTCAGGTATCTGCTCGTCAATTCCATAATCTGCCATTTTTCACCTCATCCAAGTAAGCCGCCACTGCGTACACCGTACATCTTCATTAAGTCTTCATAGCTTTGATTGCTGCCCATTGGCAATTGCGGCATTTGCATTTGCGGCACTGGCGCTGGTTGCTGTTCTGGCTGACCGCCCATGCCGCCAAACCCTTTGAGCAATCCAAGTGCAGTTTGCATATTCATGCCGCCAGTAGGCATCTGACCAAACGATGATGGTGGTTTAAGTCCAGTTCCCATGTCTGTTGGGAAAGGAGTTGATGGCATCGTCATTCCAAGATTCATGCTTGGCTGATTACTAGACATCATTTGAGGATTGAACCCCTCATCAATCATTGGCCTACGCAAACCGCCTGCGGCATTGCCACCGCCAAAATAATTTGTTAAGTAGTTCATCCCAATGCTCCCAACAATCCACCAGCCGCCGCACCCCATGGGCCAAACTGTGCGCCAGCCGCAGCACCGCCAAGAATTCCAGCCGCAACATTTCTGCTAGTCGGCTGAGATGTCATGCCAGTTGTTGTGCCGCCAAGATTGGCAGGCTGTGCGCCCAATGCAGATTGCTGAATAGCCAAACGCTGCAATGGCGCATTACGCTCTGCATCAAGTTGCATCTGTGCAAACTGCTGTCTGGTTAATCCAAGATTCATGGCGTTTTGATAGCCCTGCATATTCATTTGGCGTGCTGCCGCTGCCAACTGTGCGGCTTGGCCGTAACCAGCAGACCGTAAACCAGATGCTGTGCGTGATGCTTCGCGCAAGGCAGCTTCATTGGTCAATGCTGACTGCACACCAGCGCGTGAGCCACCAAATGCTTTGGCGGCAGTAGCTTGCTGTGCATCCCGCAAAGCCGCCATCTGTCTGGACTGCTCAATGTCTTGCAAAGATTGCTGAACAACTTGCTCTTCATATGGATTTTGAAACGCAGCAATATCCGCAGCGCCAAAGGGAGTCATGCTGGTGTTGTACAAAGCCGCTTCACCAGCCTCATAGCGAGGATCAAAGCCAGCAAATTGCTGAACACCAAGACCGCCAGCCGTAGAACGCGCTAAATCCAAGTTTGACAAATAAGCCGCACGCGCTGCCGGATCAATACTTGTCGTTTGATTTTGCGTTGTTGTTTGTGGTTTTCCACCCTTAGACATAAGTCACCTCACAAGTCTTTACACATTACGAACCACTTTGGCTCGTATCCCCTGTCTCTTAAAAATGATCTCTCCCAACCTTTACGGCCAGCGAGAGACACTCGGCTGCAACCTTCACTCTTCCCCCACGATTCGATGATAGGTTGCATCAATCGGAGTTCATCTAGGTCGCCGCCAGCAAGGAAGAAGTGCAAATCCTTTAACTGCGGGTAGACAATGATCTCTGTCACTATTACTGAGTCAAGACCTGGCCAAAGCTGAAAATGACCCTGCCTGATGCCTTCAGCAATATCTTCAACTGCGTGACTGCCTCCAGAGTATTCTAAGGCTGCGGCCACATGATGGCGCAGTCTCTCAAACTCTTCCTCGTCAATCAACGCTTACCTGATGCCACAGCATCAATTCTGGTCACGCCAACACGCCAATCATCCAATACCGCGCCTGTGTAGCGAATCTTGACCTGACGGCCAGAGAAACGCACATCTGTTGGCTGTGACGCTGAATATGGGCCGTGTGTAGTCTCGGTCATCGTTGGATAGTCGCGGGTTTTGAATGAAACGACAACCTCGCCAAGCGTTTGCTCGTCCGGTATCACTTTAAGCACAGACATGGTGTTGTCGCCATTGCCAAGTTCATAAGGACCAGACTCAGCAAAAACAGAGCCTGAGTCATAGGCATAGCCAACCTCATGCTCGTAGATGTAGCCGTCAGTAGACACCATCAATGGATTCTTGAACACGCCTTTATCAGTTCCTGCTGTACGCGCCAATAATCCTATATTCCAGTGCTGCTCTCGATAATTGAAAACCACATAACTGTCAATCTCGTTGCTAGAGCTTGATGGGTAGAACCACCAGACCTCTCCATACTTGGAGTTGTGTACAGCGTAAATCTTTGATGCTTGGTTGTAGTTGATGTTCGTGAACACATAATCGGACACATCGCAAGGCACTGGCTTGACATATCCATCAAATAACCAAAATCCTGATTGACTCATCCACATGGCGGCAGAGTCGATGGCAGCCACAGACTGCGCTGAAATCACACCACAGCCTGAACCGGCACGCTCAAACGAATAAACAAAGGGTAGGCCGACATAAGTCGCGGTGTGAACATCGACATCAGTAAACAGCAGATTGATGCCCCTGACGCGCTTTCCGCACTTCAGTGAGCCGCTAGTGCTTAACTCAAAGTCACCGGCCTGATTGTTGGCTGCTGCGGTCCAGACAGTGTTGTTCTCTTGGTCTGACCATTTCACCAGACGCGGATTAAGGGACGCACCCAAAGCAAATAGGAATCGCTCAGCAGTAGACAGCAAGGCAGCGCAATTTACTGGCGCGTTGGTGATGACAGCCGCCAGCGTTGGCGTTGTGAATCCCAACTGCCACTCGTAGAGCTTGCCGTCATAGTTTGAGCAGCCTACTAAATATTCACCCCATGTGTCCAGACTCCAAGTAGTTGCTGGCGAAAGTGAGTCAGACGCTGGACGCTGAATACCATATGCAAATGTTCCATAGGTGTTATAGCCATAACCAGTGATATTGCTTGAATCAGCAATGCCAGCCGAGAATCCAGATGGCGTGATCTCTTTTAAAACAAAAGTCGATCCATTCATTGCATACAGCTTTGAGTTTGTGCCAAAAGCAGCCCAAGCAGTTCCAGTATTGTCTCGCCATGACAATAGGCCACGGCATGATCCACTCATCTGAGTCGCTGTTTTCTTACGCCAGCCACCAATCGGTCTGAGCGTATTCTCAAACCATCGGACAAGGTTTGCGTCATACCAGCGTCCGGCAGACTGATACTCAGTGCCGTTGCGATATACGCCTGGTGGGATTTTGATAGGAATGAATGCCATAGCTGAATTATGCTGTTTCTACCGACAGATTGGACACGAATGACAAGGTGGCAATGACTGATGGCACTGCCGGTCTGGTGGGTGTGCTGCTGGCTGCGTAGTGTTCAATCTTCACACCAACATCTAATGTACGCCACATGATCTCTACATAGTCATTGGCCGCCAAACTGACAAAGAAGTTTAATGCAGCAATGGTGTGGAATGGGTCGCCAGCACCTTTCCTTGGCGCAAAGCCAAATCTGCTGTTTGACTTGTCAATGTTTGTGCCGTTCTTGCGAAACCACACATCCACATCCTGAGATGCGTTGGTGGTATTCGTAAACTGAATACTGAATTGCAAGTTGTAGATTCCAGCCTGCGCCACATTCAGCCTTGACGAATTCGATAAGGTAACGCCATTGCTGAAGTCGGTGGTGTCAAATGTGATGGCATACGCCGTTGTCGTATTGGCCGCCACTTGATCTGTGCCATCTTGAAACGCGCCATAGGGACTGTTGATCCACTTGCCACCACGCCTGCCGAACAACGCTGAGAACAGTGCTGTGAGCTTGGAGAAGTAGACATTCAGGCCGCCAAAGGATTGCGTAAAGAAACCCTGATCGTAGGCAGCAACAGCCGTACCAAGGTTTGGTGGCGTTGGTGGTGTTATCTGCTGATCAAGGTTTAGTGCCATGGTTTATGCCACCAGACCGTTCAAGTAGGTAGTCTTACCGGCCACCTTGGTGGCGGTCAACTCTTGTTTCTTCAGGTTGTTCGGGTCATAGCTGACATGAACCCATCCGCTGTCGGGGATTCCGGAAGTGTAAAACTCCAGAATCAATTGCGTGTACTCAAGGTTGTCCATGATCCACTGTGCGAGGTCAGCGTTGGCAACGCCAGGTATCTCAATGTCTGCCGCCATGCCCTTGCAATGGTCCGAGGTCTTAGAGCCGCCAACCGCCGCATTTGACTCTGGTGAACGGTAAGCAGAGTTCACCTTCACGCCCTTGCCGTAATGATCACGCACCGGCTGCAACACCTTCTCGCACAGCAGACGCAGATTCTCGGTGGCCTCATCATTTGGCGTATTGTCGATGTCCAAGCGTATAGCAGTCTCAGACTTGGTTAGTTCATTCAAGGTGAAGTTCTTGGATAAATTCATTTCATGTTCCTCAAGGTTTCGTAGGTTTCGATGCAGGCGTTGAGCTTTCTGATGGCGGCATCTCCATCGGCTGCGATCTGGAGAAGATCGGCAGCGACATCAACCGATCCACTAGATTCGGCTCTTGCTTCTCCGCTGTCACTTCCGCTGGCAGTGGTGGAGGTTTCGGACATTGGAACGGTGCAGTTGGGCGCTTTGGTAGGAAGCCGCAGCTTGAGAGCACCAGAGTTGAGATCAGCACGCAACTGATTTTCTTTAGCCTTTGCAACATTGTTCGCCTTTCGTAATGTTTCACCATAAGTCTGCGCCACCTTTGCCATTGTCTGCTCAGTCTCACGCGCCTTGGCGTTTAACTCGGCAATCTCAACTTGCTGACGCTGAGACTCATCATTCTCGCCCTTGTAGTATCCACTGCCAAAGGCTGACAGCATCGCCAAGACAAAGCCGAGGATCACCCAAGGGTTGAAAATAGTCATGACTCAGCTTTGCCCCTGACATACGCTTGTGCCGCCATAAAAGCCACCACAATCGTACCCATGGCGGCGCAGTAGGTGGTTGCCAGACCGTTCAATGCGCTGACCTTTTCCAGAGTCACAAACTCGGAGGCCATGAAAGCAATGATGAAAGGAGGAGCCGCCAAAGCAGCCCACGCCATGATGCGTTGCTGATCGGCCATCTTGTCCATGTTTTCGATGGTGATCATGCGCTCTGATCGGGACAATTCAGCGTCAGTAACAACACCGTCACCGTCTGTATCGAATTGGTTGTATGTTGAATTCTTTTCAAGTTGCTTAGTCATCATTCTTTCCTTTTCTTTGTTGCTGCTCAATCTCGCGTCTTAACTTTTCCACTTTTTCAATCTGTGCATTGGCCTCATTCTTCGTTTCCAGCACATCCAAATACAGTATGCCCATCAAAGGCAACAGTAGTGCAATCAGTACGCAAGCAGCGATCCATCCGATCATCTCTTCCCCCAATGACTTACGAACCACAGCCACAGCCACAGGTACAGGAGGAATATAGAAGTCGCTACCACTGCCGCGAGCTTTGCTTGTAGGTTTCTTTCCTCTTCCTTGTGTTGCCATGCTACTTGCCTCTTCTTCGCCTCCTCCTTGAGTCTAGCTTTTTCCTGTTCCTCTGATATGACTTCGCGCATCTTGAAGACCTCGGAGTACAGTGCGCCCATCTCTGGCGGTGACTGATACACCATAGTCTCTCGGATTGTCACAACCAGCCTGTCCATCTCTTGCTGCGCCATTACGCGCTTAAGGGCTGACTCCATCAGGTTTTGATCAGGGTCATAGACAGTTTGGCTTTTCTCTTCTTCCTCCCTGATGTGCGCGGCCAGTTGTTCTTGTAACTTAAAAAACTCGGTCAGGTTTCTGACAATATCAATCTTGACCTGTGTCTCGTCAACCGCGACATAGGCTTGCCTCTTTTTTGCCAGAGGCTTTGCTTTGGTGGCTGGCTTTGGTTTTGCGCCAAAGAACGAAAGCAACTGATTCCAAAAGCCGTGAACCTCTTTGCCAATGGCGATGACTTCATCAGCCGTGTTCTTGATCTCAACAAAGGATTCTTTGGCCTGCTTGTACAGCTCGCATCCGGCTTGGATGTTTTTGACCAATCCAGCCGCAAGTAGACAGATGCTGATCGGATCAATTTCACCCGCCCATCAATTTGTTGACCATCGTGCCAACAAAGCCTGGGCCGAGCAACACCGCACCAATCACAATGTAGAGCAGATACTCAATGCGAGTCATGCGCTTGTCGCCTTCGACAAATGCCTTCTCTATCGCGGCATATCTCTCAGCACAAACGGCTTCATGCACAGCAAATTCCTTTTCTACTTCGTTCATACTGTGCGCTTCCAAATGGCCACGGTAATGTATGGCTGATAGTTGGCGTTTGTGCCACTTGAACCAGCACTAGCAATACTAATTCCAGTGGTAACAGTAGCTGCTGTTACTGTTCCACCTAAAGTAACAACTCCATTTGGACCAGCCTGACAGCCGCCTGTACTATTAAATGTATTAACAGTATGGCTGTGACCAGGGTCTGTCAAAGTGTGCGTGTGGCTGACAACAATTGCATCTGCACTGCCACCAGTTTCCTCCAGTGCGTCAAATAGAGCGTTGCTTGCGTTATAGCCAACAGGTACGCGCCCCGCACCAAATGCAGTCCATGTACCAAAGCCAAGCAGTGTGGCTGGATTTGTGGTCACAGATGAGTTGTAATATAAAGAGCCAACTGGATATAGCAACTTGCCAACCTCAATTGCAAGATTTGCCATTGTGCCTACGCCTGTACCGCCTTTGGATACCTTCAGATATGCACCGGTATCAAACAACGCATCAATGGTGTCCATGTCGTTATTGATCTTGGTCCCCCAAGTATCAGCAGATGCTCCTACCTCTGGCTTAACAAGCCCAAGGTTTGTCGTTGTGGTATCAGCCATGTATCACCTCAATGTAAAGTTTGCGTCCAAGTTTCAGTAGTGTCAGACACTGCAGTCCAAATCTCTGATGTGTCATTTTGAGCAGTCCAATTCTCATTGGTGTCTGCAACCTGAGTCCATGTTTCCGCAGTGTCATCCTGACTTGTCCAGACCTCTGCAACATCAGGCTCATTATTCCATTTAAATATGGCATTTGCGAACAGTTCGGAATTCGCAGTTATCGTGAAAGATGTGATGCCATAGCGCACGGCATTGGCGGTTAATGCTGAAACGCCATTGATGATTGACGCTGCGTAATATATTCTGTTGGCACTGGCACTGATGGCAGAAACAGCATTGATCTGAGCAGCGCCAAAGGCATATCTCACGCCGCTGGCAGATACCGTACTCACCCCAACAATAGTGGCCCCACCAAATGCGTATCTGATGGCATAACAAGATGCCGCGCTGGTGGATGCAATGGTGGCTGCACCGTCATATACAACACCTCCAGACAAGCTGGATATAGGCGCTGCTGAGAATGCTGAAAAGCCAAACACTGTTTATCCTTGAGAATTGGTTTCTAGTGCTGTGATTCGTGCTGTCAGGTCTGTGATGAGGGCTTGCTGTTCTTGGATGGCGGCAGTCAATGTGGCAACCAAGAATGATGTGTCAATGCCTTGGTACTTGGGATTACCGTCAGCATCCACTGCATCTTTTTCGCCAGTGACGCATCCCTCAACCACTTCTTGCAACTCATGTGCAATAAAACCCTGACCATCTGAGCCGTCCACTTTCCATTTGTAAGTGCAAGGCTTCAATGCAGTGATCTTTGCCAGTGCGCCCGTCATTGGAATAATGTCTTCTTTCAGGCGGTAGTCGGAAGATGTGTTGTAAGCGGTTGAAGAGCCGCTTATTGATATGTTCCCAACTACTCCATTTGGGTTTCTAAAATAAGCCGCTTCTGTATTTGATGTGGTTGTTGCATTAAGAACTAATGCTGTGCTTGCTCCGGCTGTGCAATCAATTTGTACTTTCCAATTTGAATTTAATGCGGATGTTCTATTTATAAGCAAATTACCAGAGCTATCAAACCTTGCAACCTCCGCACCGCCTTCAGCAAAAGCAATGGTGTCAGCGGCAGGGAAGAAGATACCTGTGTTTGCATCTGTTCCCCTGATAGCAGGGGTTGCGGCAGAACCGTCAACATCGGAGAGTCCATTAGTTCCTGAAAGGATTAAAGTCATTGTTGTTCCTCTGCTGGCAATGGTGTATTGCCCTCTGCAAGCCACTTTGCCACATCAGGGTCTGATAAAAGAACAGTGGAATAAGAACTATCATTGTTGGTTTTTGTAATTCCAACTTGCACTCCGCTATTGTCTTTGTAATATTTCCAACCAGTGAAATCAATCATAGTTCTGCTCCAGTAAAATAAAGATAACCAGCACTATTAGTTATTCCAAGTGTGTAGTTTCTATTAGTAGTTCCGCCCGAAGCAACATTAGCATCAAACAAACATCCAGTAATTCCACCAACAGCTAAACCCATTGCGCTTGATACTGTGTTTGTTCCAGCACTATCAAAACAAGTGAAATGAGCCGCAGATGAAATTGTTGCGCCTGTAACAGTTGTTCTTGTTGGAACTGGAAAAACAATCATTCCTCTACCAGTAGTTGTGCTATTAAATTGCAGTTGTGACGGTAGCATGGTATTGCTTGTGTCGTACCTAAATGCTGGCAGATACCTCTGACATAAAGCCAACTCAGTCCCATAAGGTCTGTAATCAAAGCTCGTTGCTGTTGAGCCTTTTTCTAGCTGTACGCCTGTGATGTAGAAAGTTGCGCCATTTGTGCCAAGAACACTAGTTGAACCTGTTGCTCCATAAACAAACGAAACTGTTGCCCATGCGTTAGCAGTACCAAGCCGTGTTGCACCACTTCCTAAATTAAACATTACACCAATACCGCCACTATTTGTAGCAAGCCATGTTCCGCTTGTATCGCCAACAATAGTTATTGATTTCTGTTCCCATGTATTTGCAGAAGATATAGTGTATGTATATGGGTATGCTCTATTTTGACTATAGTTAGTCAGTACACCAGAAAATGTACCAGTTAAAGAACTTCTTACCCAAAAAGACAAAGTTACTGTTGATGCGTCAGCCGCACCAAATCCTAAATCAGCAGAATTAAAACCTTCAATCCATTGTCTTAAGAAATACGAATCTCCTGTTGCGGGGGTATTTGCACCAAGAGATGTAACCCCTAAATAATTTGTAAATCCTGATGGAGGTGTAACTGAACCAGCATTTTGTTGAGCAGAAAATTTACCTGATGCTTCTCCGTATGCTTCCCATCTATCAAGCGTGTATTGAGAGCCAGCGGCATTAGATGAAAGTGCCGCACCAGCCCTTCTTTGGTCAATCACCATTGCACCATTGATGAGCCTATTCTTAAAGCCCATTGATGACGCAGAATTAAACTGCCCATCAAGGGTGATTCCATTTGTTCCTGATATGGCTATGGTCATGCTAATTGTTCCTCAGTAGGGCGAGGCAGTGTTGGGTGTTCCCACTTGGCTATGTAATCGCCTTTTCCGTCAGAGTCGTTTTGAAGAACAATTAAACTTACAAAATCTTGATCTGTAAGTTCTGGGTATAGAGTTTTAATTTTGTTGTAAAGCATTACGCTAACCTCACTAAGAAACCTTGAAACCAAGTCACATTACTTCCAGCGTTAAAGGTTTGTCCAGAAGCCGCATTTATGTAGCAATAAAATTCAAGATAGTCTGTCGTTCCATTCATGCTAATTAGTGATGAAACAACTCGGTTATCAAATGAAGCAGGGCTTGTTGCCACATTTAATTCAGCAACATTGCCTCCGTTTTTGTAAATTGCCCAAACATAAGTTGAGGGGGCTGTACCTGAAATTCTAGAAGCGGCTTGTATTTGATAATAGCCAGCAACATTAGGAGTGAAACGATAAGTTGATGTGTCAAAACAAGATGCTGTGTCAAATAACTCGGTATTTATTTGCACCTTTGTGTATGTTGCATTCGATGGTGTTTGGTTTGACCCCAAATAAGCACTGAACGCAGGAATATTTCCAGACACCATCACAGTACCAGTTGCCGCTGGCAAAGTCAGCGTGAAATTGCTGTTTGTATTAGGTGCGGCAATGGTCAGCGTACCAGTACCGCTTGGATTACCTGAAATTGCTACTAGAGACATTTCTTTCCTTTAAATCACAGTCCACACAGAACCAGTTGGAACGGTTACCGTAATACCTGAAGCAACGGATACTGGTCCTGCGCTCATAGCGTTTTTGCCTGTGTTAATGGTTGAACTGACATTGATTTCAATATCGTTCTCGGTGTAACCCTCTCCACCAACCACAGACCGGCCTGCGGGGTAAGTGACAAACACTTCTTTTGTACCCGCAGAGAAATTAACAGCAGAGCCAGAATTGCTTGATGCCAGTATGGCTGTCCTGGCCAGCGTTGTGCCTGACAATGTGTAAGTACCGATACCAACTTCCCACTCAGAACCGCCTTGCAAGGCGATTGCGTAATAGGTTGTATTGCCGTCACCAATAGATGAAAACGATTGAAAACCAGTAGATGCACCCGCTAAGGTGAATGTACCTGTACCTGTTGTTGTGGAGGTTTCTTTGACCCTATCTTTAAGCACCAAGGCCATAATAAAACCTTTAAGTCAATGTGATATCTAAATCACCGGCAGGGATACGCAAGATGTCGCCATCGTTGATGGTCCGGCTGGTGGTCAATGCAGCCCATCCAAGCATTGTTCCTGATGTGATGGCCGTCAGAATGGCAATGTGTGTGATCGTTCCCCAATTGCCGCCAGAGGCCGGCGCAAACTCAATGGCCGCGTCATTGGTGCAGTTTGTTGGTGAAGTACCAGAGACAGACAGCGTGCCTGTAACCACACGCGCATAGCCGTTGCCGGTAACCTCAGTGCCACCACCAGCGTCAGATGGCGCAGAAGTGAACAATCCAATATACCAAGCTGTTGGGCGCGTTACAGAATTGGCAGTGAATAAATAATTCAGCACCAAATTTTCTGTGTAGTCGGTAAATGATGACATCTCTTTCCCTTATCCAAAAGATTTAGCACGCGACAGCAAAACACCGCCAGAAGTCGAGCCACGATCATCGGCAATCTGCAATTGCTCAAGCCCAACCTGATACAAGCTGGACCACACTTGGATTCTCGCATCGTCTTGTAGGTAAGGCGCAGCCTGCAACAATGCACCATACAAATACACATCAGGCGCTTGAGTCAGCAGCCAGTTGGTGGCAACAGTCGATGACAACTTTGTCAACTTGGCGTAGTAGACCAACTCTGCTGTATATGAACCGTCAGGTATAGGCAGCACCCTGATCTGTCCTCCGACAATGGTGAAGTACAAGGGCTTGCCAGATGACAGGTAGGTTGTATTAGATAAAGAATCCAATGAATCTATTGTCTCAAACTGCAATGATGTCACTGGATTTGTGTTGAGTTTCAGCGACTTGGTTTCCAAAAAGTCGCCAGGCACAGCCCCATACTCAGTATCAATGGTCGCAGTGGCTCGCACAATCATCTGCCGTGTGCGGAGTTGGCGCTCAATCTGTGACTCAGCAAGACTGATGAAGTCAGGAATAACTGAAGTCAGATCAGACCGATTAAGCCAATCGGCCAGCGATGTCTTCAATTCTGTGTAGGTGGTCAATGCCATTAAACAGCCTCTTTTTCTTGGACTTCACGCATCACCCAAGTGTGGTCATGCTTAAACTCAAACATTCCAATGTGACCAATCTCTTTGCTCACATCGTGATCAATCCATATCTTAAAGCCTGCCTCTCTAGCTTTCTTACAAAAGAAAACATCCTCGCCAATGTAGCCACGCTTGTCATGCCGCCATGGAGTCTCAAACCAAGGCTCTGACAACGCCGCAAAGACATTGGCCTTGATCAACATCACGCCCATGCCAACTGAGCCAACTTCTTGCAGTCCAGTTGATTCGGGCATCGTATATACCAACTCACGCTCGCCATTCTCTTTATAAAGCTGTGCGGTCGGTCCTGTTGGCATACGCCTGCGAGCGCAGTTGGTTGCCACAATGTCCAAGTCATGTTGCAGCAAACGCTCAATCATGTCCTGTGGAAACCGCATATCTGAATCAATAAAGAGTACATGGGTACATTTTTCACGCATCGCGTCTAGGCACAATTCAGCTCGCTGATTGGCGATAAGCGTCCCCTGTGATATTTTCAAGCTGATGGCATCATTGGTGTTCAATGTGTGATTAGCCACCATGTTGACAAGATCATAGGTAAACATGGTGTGAACCATGTCACGCGCTGGTGTGCATACTGCGATGTATTTCATACTTGTCCTGGTCGTACACGAAAAAATCTGTTCTCTGGATCATTAAGCCAACGCTTCATATATTCCTGATCATCCAGCTTGCCCTCTGCTCTCAACTGAGCATATATCGACATAGGAATGCTTGCAACGCGGTGAAACTCACCTTTCCAGTTAGCACGCTCATCAACCATATTGAATTCTTGTTTGTTCTCTTCAATGATGGCCGTTACATCCTGCTGCGTCTGAATCGTTGCCTCATCAGTCTCATCGTTGTAGTGCCAGTAGCGTGTGATTCCCTGATCTTTGTCTTCGCTGAATATTCTTTTTTCCATGTAAATAAGGGGAGGATTTCTCCTCCCCTTTTTCCTCTCAGTTGATTAAGAAGTTACCAAGTCTGCTGCCAGACCATGTGCGTTTTCTGCCAACACTTTGTGGCCGTATTCAATCAAAAGCATACGCTTCTCGGCATCACCGGTCTTCGCCAACTCGACTTGTTGGTAAGGACGCAGGACAACCACTTTTGCGTACTCAGGATCAAGTACCCATGCATCACGCTCGCGTTGAAAGCGGTTGGGAATTACAGAAACTTGGCCGAAATCGCTGACATAGATGTCGGCTGCACCAATGATGGTTGCAGGACGGTCACCGCCATTGATGTTGTAGCGAGCTGATGCGATGCCAGAGAAACCTGACACGCGCTGCTTGTTGACTGGACCAACCATCAAAATCTTAGGTGTGCCGCCTTGTGTCCATACTTTCTGAATCACATTCTTAAGAATGGTTTCAGTGAAAGTACGCACAGTGCCGTCAGTGCGAGCGGAGTTTGGCAAAGTGGTGTAGCTAGGATTCACGCCGTTGGTGGTGTCATAGTCCACATTGGTTTTGATGAAAGCCTGCAAAGAAGCAGTCACGCGAGCTGTAGTGGTGTTACCAGCAACAGCAATGCCGCCATTCAACATCACAAACTCTTGGTCGCGCTTCAATTCAGAACCGCGCTTGGCGATCTGATAAGCCAACTCAGAACGGCGGCCTGCTTTGTTGACA